CGTTAGGCTGGCAGCACGCCTACGGTGACCGAAAAGCCTCCTCGCGTATGGCGTTTGCTGGCAGCGACGGCTTCACGAGCGAAGGTAACCCGGTTGACAAGGATATGCTGGTAGGCGACGTGGGCGTCAGCTTTACACTGCCGCACTCAGCGACGCTGAATGTCGGTTAAAAAGGACAAATCGGTTCCGACACCCGTGTCAACGCCGTGAACGCCAATCTCCGCTGGTCATTCTAAGTGATATAGCGTGTTACCAGGCCGCCCCGATGGGCGGCTTTTTTGTTAACAGGGCGAAGGCATAGTCAAGAGTTTTACTAGTCAGTATCCGCGCTATGGAAAGAAAATAGGTAAATGACATAACTCGCGCCCACGCAGATTGTAATTCTGGCTGCTTCCCTCAGTGTAATAGTTCCATAATCTGGCAGTCTGGTTCCCAACCTGGCCATATATAAATCATATAACTCTATAAATACATTAAGTTAACCACCAAAAGCGTCCATGGAACCCCCTGAGAAAATCGAACCACCTGGTAACCTTGCGCATGAAGGTGTAATAGTCAGAGAAAGTGGATTCCCTTATCGTTGAGGTGTTTTATGCGAGCAACAGAACAGAGTAAAGAGGAGATGGCGAAAGCTATCGGTTACGCAGTGATGGAGTTAGAAAATACAGGATGCGCAATTACGGCGGAAGCCATAAACGCGCGGCTGGAAATACGCAAAGGATCCGAAAAGGCGTTTGCACAAAGAGCAGCGGACCAGCCATACCAAATCAGATTTAACGAATCGTTGTGTGGATGAAAACCGACAGGATTGGAACCTGTGGCCTACGGCTTAAAGAACCTTGAATGCGAATTAAGATACTGTGAAAAAAGTGTTTTCCGCATTCGGAACCGTATTTGCGTCTTTGCGTGTCGTAATAAGTACCTCTGAGAAAAAACGGTTTATCCCGTCACGACACAAAAACGACATTTTAATTCCACATCACCGGGCTGTGGTCGTAGTCGGCATGGTTAACGAAACACGTCACGCTCCCGACAACAATAACGACCTCAGACTATTCCCCCTCGATCGCCTCACAATCTTACGTAATGAACGCCAGGCCCATTAGTATCGCAAAAAGCTTATGATCGATACATTCAAGAAAAGCCAGAGCGAATGGTTAAAATACCGTGACGATTACTGCAATGTAGCAACAACTGACGCTCAATCAACACACTTCCTGGGAGCCGCTTTTACGGGGTGCTATATAAACATGAATAACCGTCACACTAGTGAAATAAAGATGATTAAAATAAAAAGCGTAGAGTAAATTTATTAGCGCATTGTTATTTCAATATCTTACCAATCCCCGGCCCGAGTGTATAAACGCCATTAACTTGTGCCGGGGCATCCCTTTAAATAAGGTTTCATCAATTTAGCTGCGCCATAATGCCCCCATCAGGCGTAAGCACGCACGGTAAATAGATGCCATTTTTGGCAATAACGACAAAAATACGACACAGGGAGGGAATCAGGCTGGGTTGAAGTTAGCCTAACATCTTGAAAATGGTACGCCCTACAGGGTTCGAACCTGTGACCTACGGCTTAGAAGGGCGTAAACGGCTGATTTCGCATAGTTTCCTCAAGTTTCACCAGATTTCATCACAATGAAAATAAAGGGATTTTTGGGCTTGTTTGGTTTCTTGTGGTTTCATATTATTTCAACATAACCTGACCCACAACCTGACCTGCAAAGATGGCAAGCACACTACTCACAGACAGCAAGATTCGGGGGTTAAAGCCTAAACCTTCGGCTTATTATACCTGGCAAGCGGCGGCGACACGAGGCACTGGAAGGCTTGGAGTGAAGACCTATCCGTCTGGTCGTAAGACGTTCGTCTATCGCTACTATATCACTGGTAAGGAGAGGTTTATAAGTCTTGGCGACTACCCGGCCCTATCCCTTGCAGAGGCAATTCATAAAGCTCAGCAGGCCGCTATAAACATAGCAGAGCCACAGAAAGTCGTTACTGATCATGCCACCGTGAAGATGTTATTTGATGACTATATTGCAGACCAAAAAGCAAGGGGCAAGAGATCTTATGACAAAACGCAAAACCGGCTAAACCAGGTGCTCGAAAGTAAGCATATCGATCCAGCCATGGAGGCAAAATCGATTACGCCTGATCACATAAAGCATGTGCTCGCCGAATTTATCACTCGTGGAGCGAGAGCGGGAGCCAATAAGGTGCGTGCTAACCTTCATGCAGTCTTTAATTTCGGGCTTTTTGCTGACAATGACCCAGCTAACCTGGGAAAAAAAACAGTATATGCACTTTCTAGTAACCCAGTATCCGTAGTTCCCTCTCAACGAGGTGCTGACAAGGCACTGGACAGATTTCTTCAATGGAATGAATTAGCTGAGTTACTCGCAATTTTTAGACGAGACCCGGTCTCTGTTCCACTCAGCTATGACTTTTCACGGCTTCTTTTGCTCTGCATTCACACTGCGGGACAGCGCCCATGGGAGCTTATGACAAACCTAAAATCTAACTGGGACCGGAAAGGTAAAACATTAACTGTGCCACCCGCCATTTCAAAAAACGGCGACTATCACGTAATTCCATTAAGTGATTCAGCTACAGCGATTCTGGAAGAGATGAGTCAACGCTCCCCTGGTAGTGATTTTCTGTTCCCGGCAGAAACGGCAGAAGGGCATCTTCTTTCTGCTGAATACGGCAAACAGTTAAGGAAGTTTTGCGAGCGGGAGCCGTTCAATAAATTTACACCGAGGGACATAAGACGCACGTTTAAAACTTTGGCGGGGGACATGGGGGTAAGTACGGAAATGCGTGACAGGTTGCAGAATCATAAGCGGCCTGGCGTTTCAGCTAAGCATTACGACCGCTATGATTACATTAAAGAAAAAAGAGAAATTATTCAACAATGGGAAGAAAGGTTAAATTCCCTTTAACCTCAGATAATAGGGGAGTCATCCTCCCCTGCTCGATTAACAAAATAAGTTACCCGTCCAAGCACAACGATATCTTCCAGTGCTTCTCCTTCAATCGCCTCCCCGTCTTCCGTAATGAAGGCCGTCCCCATCAGTTTCGCAAATTGCTGGGTTGAGCAAGCCGAACTACGCGGAGTTAATTGTCAGATGCATCTGCAAGTAAAACCGATGATGGCACTGCTAGCAATGAACACTGACGCTAGCAGACATGAAAAGGAGCGAATCCGTACCGGTGTGCAGGTAATGTCTGAGTAAGCGGATGTGTGGTTAGCTGGCGAAGATTGCCCCCTCCAGCCTTTTTTATGATCGAATTATTTCGATTATCTACCGATGTAATGAATACCATACAGTTAGCCGTGCCCGGTTATTGCATGCGAAGTGGCTGCAGCGGTAGAGTAGTTTTTTGCTGCCTAAAAATTAAATTAATGCACGCCCTATAGATTCAGGATTGCACCATCGATTTTTATAATCCCCCGACATAAACCCGTAGGAATAGTATAGCCTTTTGTTTGCGCTTTGAGCTTCTGAATTCATTGCAGTTAAGTTTTTCCACATTAGAACTGTGCCCATGGATGTGCCATTTTTTCCTTGCTTATACCCTATATTTATATAATCAACAAAAAAGCCAGCCTGAGAATCTGCAGATATTAAAAGCTGAATAGCCACAGGATCTTCACCCATCATCATCACATCGCCTTTAAAACGATGGTGGAACTCTTTGAAAAATTTCCTGTTCAAATCAGGATCAGATACATGCGTATTTCTTCTCGCATAATATAGTTCATCGTACATATCAAAAAACAAATCACTGCTTACTTCACTGATAGGTTTAAATGAACCACCTGATTTAATAAAGTTTCTTACTTCTCTCTCACGGGTTGATATAGTTTTCTTTGAAAAGTCGGTTGATATATCTTTTGTAATTGCAACTTTTCTTTTACTAAACCATTCATAAGAAGAATTAATAATGATTTTTTTTTGCAGAGAATGTAGACACTTAGTTTTAAATGGAAGCATTACTCCATTTTTCAACCCAAAGTTAAAGGGAAGGTAAACGGATGATTTTGGAATTGGTAATGTTTTAATGAGCCTATTTTTATTTTTATAATCATTAGCCAGCCAGCCATTTTCTACACATGCACCACCAAGGTTTTGCCCTTTTTTGGTATAGGAAAAGAATCTCAACGGTGCATTATTTCGTAGCATAAAAGCCAGAAACTCAGGGGCTGACTCGCAATTGTAGCCAAACTTTGAGCAAATTATTTCATATTCACTTAGTGAGCATTCTTCCCAGTTTAAAAATTTTGCTATAAGCATAATTGCATGACACCATCAATCCTATTTACCCTATGATACCACAAAGCGGTCAACTGATTACAGGAATGAGCACCCTCCTGAGATAAATCAAGTAACTATCAGAGAGTATGAATGGTACCGACAGCAAAATGAATTTTGGTGCCTTGCTGGGTTCAACGCGGCTCCAAAAATTCAATACCTTTTCCACTCCAACAGTTGCGCTGTTTCATAATCTGTCGCAATGTCAAGATCAACAGCAACTATTCTGGGCAATGACCTGCTCCCCATTGATTAACATAGGCTGATTTAGAAACAGCCGCTCTTGGCACAAAGCGGCTGTTAAAGTAACGGCCACCAACATGGGGTGTCAGGGGTCGGAGGTTCAAATCCTCTCGTGCCGACCAAATTTCCCTAACTAAACCAACCTCTTACGGTTGGTTTTTTTATGCCTGAAATTTGCGAATGGTAAAATGATGGCAAAATGATGGTAAAACCCCCGTCAAATTCTATAATTTTTCCCCATAATTTTACGTTCATATCAGGACACCCCCACTTCCGGCATAAAAACTATTTACACACTATTGACCGTGCACCCAGTCAATAATACTGTATATAAAAACAGTTATTTTGTGAGGTGCTTATGTTTGTTGAACTTGTTTACGACAAAAGGAATGTTGAGGGGTTGCCTGGTGCCAGAGACATCATTCTGACTGAGCTGACAAAGAGAGTGCACCGGATTTTCCCCGATGCGGATGTGAGAGTGAAGCCAATGCAGGCGAACGCGCTTAACAGCGACTGCTCGAAAACAGAGAAAGAGCGACTAAATCGCATGCTTGAAGAGATGTTTGAAGAAGCAGATATGTGGATGGTTGCTGATTAATTACTATGTTTACATCACCGGGCATTCGTCCTCCCCTGCCCGGTTAACGAAATAAGTTACCCGTCCAACAACGATCACGTCCTCCAGGGATTCGCCTTCAATCGCCTCGCCATCCTCCGTAATGAAGGACCGCCCCATCAGTTTCGCAAATTGCTGGCGACCGTATAATGACAGAACGACAGTACAACCCTGTTCCAGTTTCGCCGGATTAGCTTCAACAAGTGCATACCCATTTGCCGTCGGCATTAATCCTGTAGTGGCGCTTACCCCGCAGATACTATCGGGCGTTTGTTGCATAGCCTAATCCCCTGTATTGCATGATCACCTGACCACCAGCAGATCTGAAAAGCGCGTTGTGTAACGCGGCGAGAGCATCTCTCGTTTCATCTGCCACTGCTGCTGGATTCCCTGTCCAGCGAAATAGAGTGTCCCACGTCCATCTTTCGCATTGAGCTGATCCAGCAGAGTCATCAGTTGTTCGCTGTCAGCACGCGGTGCGTTGTCGTCGAACAAATTCAACTGCGCCACACCCTGGCTAAAAAAATCACCCAGCATTACTCCAGCTTTCTGGTAGCGATGACCGTCACGCCAGATTTTGTCCAGGCAGCGCGTTGCCGCACCGATTATGTCCCTGCTGTCCTGCGTTGGCGTCAGCAGCTTCACTGAGGCACTGTTACCGTAATAGGGTTCGTTAAGCGCGAACGGGCTCGTTTTAACAAACGCAGAAATAAACCGGCAGTACTGGTGCTCACTGCGTAACTTCTCAGAAGCGCGGGCCGCATAGCTGCAGATGGCCTGTCGCATCTCTTCATAGTCAGTTATACGGCCACCGAATGAACGAGAGCATACGATTTCCTGTTTAGCAGGTGCGAACTCTTCCAGTTCGAGGCAGGACTCTCCGCGTAGCTCCCGGATGGTTCGCTCCAGCACCACGTTAAAATGCTTTCTTATTACCCAAGTGGATTGTTCGGATAGATCGAGGGCTGTTTTGACCCCCATCGCATTCAGCTTTTTTGTAATTCGTCGCCCCACCCCCCAGACGTCCTCAACCGGAACCAGGGCCATTAGCCGCCGCTGGCGATCGATGTTCGATAGGTCCACAACCCCGCCAGTCTGCTTTTGCCATTTTTTGGCGGCGTGATTCGCCAGTTTCGCCAGTGTCTTTGTTGGTGCGATTCCGACCCCCACTGTCAGGTGGGTACGCTGTAGAACGGTGGCGCGAATCTCCCGCCCAAATTCCTCCAGCACCCGGCAGTTACGGACACCAGTCAGGTCGCAAAACGCCTCGTCAATGCTATAAATTTCCACGCGCGGTGACATCTCTTCCAGGGTAGTCATGACCCTGTTGGACATATCAGCGTAGAGCTCGTAATTGCTGGAGAACGCCACAATGCCGTGACGCCGGAACGCATCCTTTTGTTTGAAGTATGGCTCTCCCATTGTGACAAAAGGTTTTGCCTCAGCACTCCTGGCGATCACGCAGCCGTCATTATTCGAAAGAACGACAACCGGACGCCCTTTAAGGTCTGGCCGGAATACCGTTTCGCAGGACGCGTAAAAAGAATTTACGTCACAGAGCGCGAACATGATCAGCTCGCAGCTTTCACGATAAAAGTCACGACACCGAAAATGTCGAGTGTATCCTCATTACTCACGATTATCGGTCTGTAAGCACTGTTCATCGGATTTAGCTGAATGGTCGGACGCAATTGCAGACGTTTCACTGTAAATTCTCCGTCCACCGCAGCGATAACGATATCGCCATGCTGCGCTGTACGGGAGCTATCCACCACCAGCAAATCTCCGTCGCTGATTCCAGCCTCCAGCATCGAGTCACCAGCGGCTTTGACGAAATACGTCGCGCTGGGGTGATGGATGAGGAGTTCGTTCAGGTCGATACGCTGCTCAACATAATCCGCTGCCGGACTTGGGAATCCGCACGGGACCAGATCACTGAACAACGGTAGCGCGATAACTGCGCGCGGAAAATCGGCTGGTTTGATGAATTGCATATGACACCCACTTATACTGTTTTTATATACAGTAGTTTTATCAGCGCAAATGATCAAGATGCCGTTTCGTTTGTGAGTGAATGCAAATTGAACATTTGCATTAAAGTCCTCAATTGATGAAGTAGTTAGGAGGAGTGTAAATTTTCAGGGCGCGAGAATGTATGCTTAGGTTACGGGGCCGGGTTGCTCAGGCCAGTCGATATCCGGTGCCAGCATTACTTCAACGCGGTTTACCAGGACGCGGTATTTTTTCCACGCCAGTAGCGCGGCGGACTCTGTTGCCGTAGCCATATCGAGGTCTACAGCATCCTGTAATGGCGCAATCTGCTCAGCGGCCAGCGCCAGCAACTGAGACTTCATCTGAACGGCGTCTGCACGTTGGTCCTGAATAACGGGGCGGTCACCGACAACCAATTTTTCCCCTGGTTGCAGATCATCGGCTGACAGTACAGCACGGTATGACGTTTCAGTCGCAGCCCAGATTGTTGGGTTTGGCTCCGGGTCCGTGAACGTTTCAATTTCGTTATCGGGCATAGGTATAACCTCCGACATCAATGTAAACACCTGCGGGTGATGGGGCTGACGTTGAATACTGATAGTAAATATACGGATAGCCATCCGCCGGAATGGTGACGATATTCTTGGCTCCGGGTTGTACTGAGGTACCGCCATTCGTGGATTTAGAACTGATATCAACAAACGACAGACCCGCCGTACTTGCGTTCGTTACCGCCAGCTCAATATTGACAGCCGTTGCCGGGATCTCGGCGTTAACTGCGACGCCCGCTTTTGCGGTGGACTGTCCGTTGCCCATGACACGATGCTGGGTATCCCACTGAGCCTGAAAATAACAGCGACCGTTCATGCACAATTGCGGAACCATACCACCCCACGAGTCAACACGAAACGACCCCAGGTAACGACGGGTGGCATCTCCGGTCTTTTGTTTCGCTGGATAGGAATAATCGACAGGTTCTGTAGTAACAGCCTCAATCGTCGGGGTACTGCCGGACAGACAGAGATAGACGTGGCGCCAGGTATTCGCTGTTAACCCGGTGACGGTAGTCGTGATAGCCCCCGCCACCCTTACAATCCCGCCCCCCTGAACGTATGCTGCACCGGGCCCGCAGGTAATAACAGCACCCGCAACAGAGAGATTCAGGCCATTGATAAATTCCGGCCCGATTTCACTTCTGGAAAACACATCCAGATTAGAACGGGCTGCGGGTATGGACGAAACATCAGCCAGATTTTGTGATTTTTTTAACTGATTATCAGGGTTGGCTGACTGCGCCGCGTCACGGGCGGCCTCTGCGGCTGTTTTTGCTGTCAAGGCGTCTTCTGTTGCCTGCTGCGCTGTGGTGTTTGCTGTCGTGGCAGCACTGGCGGCGGTACTGGCTGCCTGCGCATCGATTTGCACCTGCGACGCTTTCGTATCAATGTCAGTACGGTCAGCGGCCACCTGTTGAGCATCCGCGTGAATTTGTGTTGCCAGCGTCTGAATCAAGTCGGGATCTATACTGTTCAGCAGATCGACAATCTTTCTCCAGCTCGGGCCACTAAACGTTGAGCCGTCGGGCAAAACCACTGTGATATCGCCGCTGTTGCTGAACACCGCCTGCCAGTTCTGCTTGTCGTAGTTCTGTCCACGCAGCGCCTCTGTTGTCTGAGCCACCAGCGCGGCGGTTATCTGGTTTTGTGTTGTACGAGGAACCACAGACCAGGCCAGTCCTGATTGCGCTGGTCCTTTATATTTACTGGACAGTGTCAGTTGCGTATCGCTGTCAACCGACTGAACAGGCAGCGTGTACGTAATGCCGCCGACAGTGACAACCAGGAAATCGCCTGCTGCAAGTGCGGTTGTAAATGCTGTACCGCTTCCGGTAATGACGGCTGAATTGTTCGTTAGAGTTAACGTTCCTGCTGACATAAATAAAATATCTCCATGCAGAGCATATTAGTAAAAATTCGGTATTACGGGTATTAACTGAGACAAGACGCCATCCTGATTATTAAAGGAATATGTCGTGTAGTTTTGCCCCCAATAACTTCCCCGCGCTACCATGACATTTCCACCAGACATCCTGAGCCCCTTCCTCCTTGTCATATAATAGCCCTTGCCATTACCGGAATTAGAATCCCAGCCATTAGTTGATATCATAATCATTCCATTAACCGACTGAAATGATTCGGAAGGAGAGTAAAAGCCTTGAATAATGAACGGTTTTGAAGACGTTGAAAATGTGCACTCACCAGCCGCATTAAAATAATTCAATCCCGGTCCGGGTTGAGGTCTGACATTTGCGAATACAGCAACCCTGACAGTGACAGTGCCATCACCAGGATCACCAATTGCAGAGTCATTATATTTTTTGCAATATAAAGTGTTACCATAACGCTCAAGAACAACGCCAGAATTATCCCAGGAGGCAAAAATGACGCCGTTTGAAGGTATCGTCCAGGCTCCAGTAAAAGTTATCGTATTGTAATAAATACAACTACCTATTGTCGTTCCTGTAGGTATGATTGTGAAGTCTGTAGAGTCAGCAATCAACAGCCCTGTATTTGATGCCTGACTGGCTGCGGCAATCTTCCAGATTTGTCCGGCCATGACCACTTCGCTGTTATTCTGCTGAACATTACTTGAACCCTGCACACACCAGATTTGATTCCCGGATGTCTGAATGCTTTTGATAAAATTAACATGCAGAATGGCTCCGGCAAAATACATACTGACCGGATCGTTAATCATCCAGATAAACTGATCACCAGCAGAAATGCCTCCGGGAATAGTAAACCTTCCTGCCGCCGATGAAACATCGGCCACATAAATTGCTGCGCGCATGCCTGCAGTAATTACCATCGGGCGGCCATCATTTAAATCAATAAGCAATCCTGTTGGCATGTTTTAAAAAGCTCCAAGAACAATTCGCCCACCGTTTGCTAGATTTACGGTCACGCCGTTGGCGTTAATTAATACGCCAGAGTTTCCGGTAAATGAAAATTGTCCATTTGTTGCAATTAAAGTCCCACGAACCGTGACGCCATTAAAGACGGCGTAACCTGATTTGTTGATATGCCAGCCAACATTTCCGGTCCCGTCCCATGTATTTGACTGGATATAGTTACCGATTTTCAGGTTGCCCACAGAACCATCCTGAATAAAGGCGTCGCTGATAAACACCTGCCCGTTGACTACGGCAAACGGTGAATATTGCGTGTCGCCGCTACCGCTCATCAGCACAAACTGATTTGCGTTGAATCCCACACGAGTGACTATCGGTTGTCCCGGCTGGGCAAGAACGGCAATGGACATCCCTGCGCTATAGAAAACGTCATTAATGCGAATACCGGCTTTCAGCGTATGAATTGCCGTGGCGCTATCCGCGTCTATCGTGGCCGTCAGCTTGTCTTCAAGCGTGGCAGTAACATCTTCGATTTGAGCCTGCACGGTTGTCGACATTTCTGCCATTGCCTTATCGACTTCGGCAATAGTTGTTTTCACGACCAGAATATCTGCCCGCACTTCTCCGTACTGCGCCCACTGGTGATCAACCGTGGCAGCATTAGCCAGAGCGTTTTGCAGGGCCGCTTCCAGGTTGGTATCAATGTCACTACTTAGGCGAGCGCCGTCGTCAGAAGACAGGAAATCTTTTGCAATATCGCCCAGGTAATCATCGGCATTATCGTTTGATAAGCCTCTGACCCAGTCCGTATAACCCGACTGATTTCCGGTTTTATCCACCAGTTGAGCGCGGTACCAGAACTCCTGCCCTGCCCGCAGGCCCATCTGCGTGTATTCCGATGACGGGTACGGCACATCAGTGAGCAACAACGGATCAGAGAAATCACTGTTGGCGGTGTACTGAATTTCCGTTTTCAGCGTGTCAGCAGTATTCGCCGGGAAACCCCAGTTCAGACGGATCCCCCAGTTAATCCCGGTCGCGATAAGCCCAACAGGTTTCGGCGGGTTGCCCGTTTTCCCGGTCAGCGTGGTTTCGGTGGAATAACCCCAGCCAGAGGAAATTTCGGCCGCGTTAATCGCCCGCACACGAACCAGATAACGTCCGGTGTAAATAGCCGGCACTTCAAACGATGTGGTGGAACTGCGCGGCACGTTCACCCAATCCCCGTCGTTGCGCCGCCACTGGGCCTCATACGAAATGGCATTGGGTGCCTGGTCCCAGCTGGCCCGCATCGTCTCCAGACTGATCCCCTGGTTAATAACGGAATAGCTGGAAATAACGATATTCCCCGGCAAGGATTGATTGCCGGGAGGGATCACGCTCACTGGCCTGCTGTCGATAATCGCGCCGGTATCAATACGTGCGTATTTGTCCGGGTCGTGGGCCGCACCCACGATGGTAAAAGTGCCGTCGTCATTTTCCGTAACGCTGACGACGCGGTACTGCTGGGCATAAAACGAATCTGATTCAACCACCCACACCGCCTGCGCCTCCGGCGTTGTAGAGAACACCGTCGAAACGGTGACTTTATTTCCGCTGACAGCCTGAATAGTTCGGCTCTGTGATGCGCCTGTCGGGAGGTTCACCATGATGCGATCACCCGCCTCAGCATGCGGTTCGCGGTCGAGTGTCAGTACCCGGCCACTTACCGCACTGATACGCCCGCCTGTCATTTTCCCCGATAAATACCGATCACTGACAGCAATGACATAGCCAGGCTGTGGGATATTCCCGTCAAGTCCAACAGAAAACGTCACAACACGGTCTTTGTTGTTCGTCAGAATCCCCCAGCGGCCTTTACGGTTCGCCTCCGACTGGCGGGGGCAGCCCCGGGGGGGGCGCCTCCACCCGGGGT